TTTGGAAACAGAAAGACCACCTGCAAACGCAGCTGACGGAGGCAGTGACCACGATGCTGATCCAAGGCAGGCACCCGTCCACCCTGACAAAAGAGTTTGCAAAAAAGATGCAGTCGAAAAAATTTGATGCATACCGGCTTCTGCATACAGAGTCATCCTTCCTGATGAGCGAGGCTACTCACGCAGGATACAAAGAGGACGGGGTGGAAAAGTACGAGATTTTAGCAACTCTCGACAGTAAGACCTGTGAGATTTGCGGAGAACTGGACGGAAACGTGTACGAGGTTGGGGAGGAAGTCACAGGTGTCAATATGCCGCCGTTCCACCCGCTTTGTCGCTGTACGGATGTCCCGCATTATGAGGATACGCCAACTGAAGGAATGGTCAGAGTGGCAAGAGATCCAGAAACAGGGAAAATCTATGAAGTCCCAGCGGATATGACCTATAAAGACTGGAAACGAGAGTTTGCGATATCGCAACGGAGGTAAACATGATAACAGCAGTATTTACAGATAACAGCGACTATGCCCGCGCTACTGGCCTCTGGCAGTGGGACTACGGGCAGAGATTACGGATAGAGGGACTACATCTGCCCACAGCGGTAGAAATCCATTTCGCCCTGACAGAATTTGCAGGTGATGCGATTCCCAGAGTGGGAACCACCAAGGACGGTGTGACGGAGGTAGTCATCCCGGATAGCCTGTTGGAAAATCTGGCAGCAGGAGCAACCTACGAGATTTACGCATGGATCTATCTGGCAGATAAGACAACCGGCGAGACAATCAAACGGATTTCCATGCAGGTAAAATGCAGACCGAAGCCGGAAGGGCGTGACACACCAGAAGACGCAGAACTCTTTCGCGAGGCCATTGAGGCGGTCAACGCATCTGCAGACCGGGCAGAGACGGCAAGGGAAGGAGCCAAAGCGGCCCAGAAAGCAGCGGAAGAAGCAGCCGGCAAGATTGAGGGTGAGATTACTGGAGCCGGGCAGATTGCCGAACAGGTAAGGCAGGATGCAGAAGCAGTTGCGAAAGACAAGCGGGCAGTTTCTCAGCTGGCAACTGAGACCGCCCAGAATGCCCAGAAAGCAGCCGAATCAGCACAGGCAGCAGAACGCTCCAGTACCGCCGCAAAAGAGGCGCAGACAGCCGCTGAGAATGCAGGGGAAAGAGCAACATCCGCCATGGAGGCGACAGAGAAAGACAGAACTGAGGTTGCGGAAAATCGTAAGGCTGTCGAGCAGGCAAAAGAAGCAGTAGCAGCGGACCGGCGGGCGGTAGAAAATACCGCTCTGCAGTTTGGACAGTTTGCTCAGAGCGCGATTAATGCCGTTGGACAGGCTCAGGAGGCGGCTGTGAGAGTAGTTTCTGCAGAAGGGCAGAGACAGACCACAGCAGTGCAGAACGCAGGCACACAGGCAGTCAGTGACGTTACTGCGGCTAAGACAGAGGCGGTGCAGGCAGTCACTACAGAGGGCGATACGCAGACCAAGAGGGTACAGGATGCGGCTGCCGGAATTGTGGCTGACCGGGAGCAGATTGCGGCGAATAAAGCCGGAATTGAAACCCTGCACCAGGGCAAAGCCGATGCCATTATTGAGACCGCGCAGGGTGATACCATGACCCTGACAGACAGCTCCGACAAATTGTTTGAGGGTCTGAGAGTGTTCGGGAAGAGTACACAGATACAGACGACAGGAGCACAGCTATTGCCTAATGATTTATACAAAAAAGTAACGACTCAAGGTGTCACAATAGAACTTAATAATTGCGTAGTAAGATTTAATGGCACATTTACGGATGATGGAACTGGAGATCGACCTGTTCTTGACGTACGGATAAATAAAGACGAATTTATAGGAAAAACTTTAAAACTCGTATCGGATCATCCAGAATCGTATATGGTATTTCGCGTAACGAACATACATGGCGAGAACAAATATGACGTAGTGGAAGCAACTATAGATGAAACTGTGAAGGAAGTAGTTGCAAGATTTTTCTACCGCAAAACAAAACCATCGTCTGGCACTGTGATTAACGAAACCCAGAAGGTAATGTTATGCGAATCTAAGCACAAGGAATTGCCATGGGAACCTTACACCGGTGGCAAGCCTTCCCCTTCTGTTGACTGGGAGCAGCCGATTCTAAATGCCGGTGAGGGTGGAAGTATTACAGTGGAGGTGACGGGGAGGAACCTAATTGATTATACGAAGGCTGAAGGTAATGCTGATGTTCGGTTTGTTGATGGCGGTTTTATCGTTGGGGGAGACGACCCTCATAGAATTATAAATATTCCATTCAAATTTAAAAAAGGCAAGTCATATACAACGACTATTAAATGCGAAACATTGACTGGTTTAGGAATGATAAACATATATCTTCCTGGAGGAAAATATTCTGCAAGCGGAAAAGCCAAAGAACAATATGGCATAATCTCCAATAAACCATTTGTTCCATTAGATGAGTATACGGCAATTGGATTTTATGTAAGTTTAGAAGATGTTGATACTACAAAACTTAAAATTACAGATATATTACTTGTCGAAACAGGAACAGATACCACTTACGAACCCTACGTCGAACCACAAACCCTAATACTCAAAACCCCAAATGGTCTCCCTGGTGTGCCAGTGGATAAGGATGGCAACTACACTGACCAAAA